TGCACACAACGCAACAAACGAAGAGCCTACAGAGGCAATGAAATCTTCTCAGGCAGCGTTAAACTTAGCCAATGCGCTGGCTGTCTTGGATAAACTTACAAAACCCTAGGCTTGTATTTAAACCCCAACCCATAGAGGTGAAATATGCCCAGTAAATTTAACAGCACTGCCAAGAAGCCCGGTAAGGCAGTCAAGAAACCTTATAATCGTGGCGGCAGAATGCGAAGAAACCTTCGTGATGAAGAGGCCAGAGTAATAGGTGTACAGGACGATGCAGCCGATGAGCTACGCAGAGTTCGAGCAAGACGGCCACATGATGCAAGAGAGCGAGCAGACAAGCGAGCCGAGCTTGCCCGTGTTGGCGCAAGAGGTCGTGATGCCCGTGATGAAATGCACAGACTCAGAGACAAGGCTGTAGGGCTGGGCTTAAAGACTGGCGGTAGGGCCAAGAAGCAGGGCTATAACGACAGGCTGGATGAATCTCTTGGTATGCGAAATCGCAAGACCAAGGCGGCTCCTAAGAAGAAAGCGCCTGCCAGAAAAGCAAAAGCAGGCTTATCTAACAAGATAAACCAGCACAAGCGCATGGCTATGGGCGAAGATGTGTTGACAGGAAGGATGCTTAAAACTGGTGGCAAAGCTGTCAAAAAGAAAACTGGCGGCAGAGTTGTTAAGAAGAAAACTGGTGGTCAGACCCTCAAGAGCAGAAGAAAGGAAAGCGAAGGAGCGGAGAAGGCTGCGGGACGCAGAAAGTATGCAGCCGTAGGCACAATGGATAAAGGTGATAAGAAGCTAAAGAGGGGCGGTAGAACCGCTGCCGACAGCGATAAAAGCAAAGCAGCTCATAGCAGAAGCTCTCATAAATACTTTGCTGGGGCATCTCAAAATCCTAAGCGTGTGGGTAGAAGCACAGGCGGCAGAGCGCCAGCTACTACGGGTGTTAGGTTAAACATGGGCGCACCAAAGTCTAAGACCATTAAGGCAAGAGGTATGGGCGCAGCAACCAGAGGCGGTCAATTCAGGACTAACACTTAGTGGCTATAGGAAGGCAGCAGGAATTATGGAGCGAAACACCTAATGTTTACCCCATATCTCCAAAACAATTTAAGGTTATCAAAATACCCAAAGGCGTAGCCGCTGCTCTATATTCAGCGCATCACTACTTGGGGGATAAAGATTTTTTGGCGCGTTATAGTTTTGGAGCAATGTATGAGGGAGAGGCGTGGGGAGCTATTACTTATGGAATCCCTAACCCTCATAGCATAAAAGGATTGTATGATAAAAATACTCAGGATGGTGTTGTTGAAATAACAAGGCTTGCCTTTAAGGAAGGAAGCCCAAAAAACTCTTGCTCCCGCCTTATTGCCCAAAGCATTAAAGAGTTAAAAAGACATTACCCAGTAAGGCTGATTATCACTTACGCCGATACTGCGTATAACCATACAGGTTCAATTTATAAAGCTGCAAACTTTGATTATCACGGATTGACCGATCCTAAGACAGATTTTGTTTTTCCAGACGGTCAGATAAGAAAGGTTAAAAATTTTAAATATTCTGAAGCTGAAGGGTCTTGGGTTCCACGATCACGCAAACATAGATTTTCAAAGCAGGTGAATTAGTGGCTATAGAGAAAGCTTTATACACCAATGGTGCGGGTCTCCCCACTGCTGACGAAATTGAGGTCGAGATAGTCAATCCCGAAGAGGTGACTATCGCTACTGATGATATGGAAATCAGCATGGACTTTGACGAAACCTCCACCGAGCATGGAGCTAACCTTGCCGAGTTCATGGATCAGGCCGAGCTGGAAACACTGGGCAGTGAGCTGGTTGGCATGTTTAATGCCGACCGCACCAGCCGCCATGACTGGGAAGAGTCTTATATAAAAGGGCTTGATCTGTTGGGTATGCGTTTTGAAGACAGAACTACTCCTTGGGACGGGGCTTGCGGCGTGTTTCATCCTCTCTTGAGTGAAGCCGTTGTCAGGTTCCAGTCTCAGACTATTATGGAAATATTTCCTGCAAGTGGGCCTGCTAAAACCAAGATCGTAGGAACGCTCACTACAGAAAAGACCAAGCAAGCAGAACGTGTACAGGATTATCTTAACTACATGATGACGGTTAAGATGCCGGAGTACCGCACAGAAACAGAAAAGCTACTCTTCTCTCTTCCTATTGCAGGCTCAGCCTTCCGCAAAGTCTATTATGACCCCAATTTAGGCAGGGCTTGCAGCATGTTTGTGCCAGCGGAGGACTTTGTGGTCAGCTATGGCGCTGCTGATCTGGAAACAGCAGAGCGAGCCACGCATGTTATGAAGATGGAAGTCAACGATGTGCTGAAATTACAGCAAAGTGGCTTTTACCGGGACGTAGAATTACCTGCTCCTGCTCCTGACACCACAGAGATAAGGGCAAAATACAACAAATTAACAGGCGATCACCCAAGTTATGAGGTAGATCAACGACATACGTTGCTTGAAATAATGGTTAACGTGGATTTACCCGGTTTTGAAGACCTTGAAGCGGGTGAACCGACAAAAATCGGACTTCCTTACGTTATTACTGTCGATAAATCGTCAAACATTATCCTTTCTATACGTCGAAACTGGAAAGAAGACGACGAATTAAAGCTAAAGCGTCAACATTTTGTTCATTACCAGTACCTTCCGGGGCTGGGGTTCTATGGGTTTGGGCTAGTTCACATGATTGGCGGCCTAACCAAGTCAGCAACCTCGTTATTACGCCAATTAGTTGACGCAGGTACGCTTGCCAACCTTCCGGGTGGCCTAAAAGCACGGGGATTACGCATTAAAGGCGATGATTCGCCAATTATGCCCGGAGAATTCCGCGATGTGGACGTTCCGGGCGGTGTTATCAGGGATAACATCACATTTTTACCCTATAAAGAGCCATCTGCGGTGTTACACCAGATGCTTCAGGAAATTGTGGAGGATGGCAGACGATTTGCTTCCGCTGGCGATGTAAAAGCCGCCGATATAAACGGCGAAGCGCCAGTTGGCACGACTCTTGCGCTCCTAGAGCGCGAAATGAAGGTTATCAGTGCGGTGCAGGCCCGTGTTCACGCCTCAATGAAGGAAGAACTTAAAATTCTTTGCGACATTGTGGTGGAATACGGCCCTACTGAGTATCCGTATGAAACCGAGGCTAACGCGGTAACGGTAGAAGACTTTGATGACCGTGTAGACATTATTCCTGTTAGCGATCCAAACGCTGGGACGATGGCGCAGCGAATTATGCAGTATCAGGCAGCGCTTCAGTTGGCTGCTCAAGCTCCGCAGATGTATAACCTGCCGCTTTTGCACCGACAGATGCTGGAAGTTCTGGGTATTCGTGATCCAGACAAGATTGTGCCGACTCATGATGACATGAGACCTACTGATCCTATATCAGAAAACATGAATCTGATGATTGGCGAGCCAGTAAAAGCCTTTATATATCAAGATCATAAGGCTCATATAGAGGCGCATACTGCGGCCATGAACGATCCAAAGATAGCCGAATTGCTGAATCTAGCACCGGATGCACAAATGAAACAGGCAGCGCTGGCTGCCCACATAGCCGAACACGTTGCCTTCCAGTACAGGCGTGACATTGAAAAGGAATTGGGTGTGCCATTGCCACCACCGGATGAGCATCTGCCCGAAGACATCGAATTCAGGCTGTCCCAACTGGTAGCTCCTGCTGCTGAGCAGTTAACAGGAAGGGCCGAGATGGAAATTGCTGCCGAGCAAGCAGCGGCGCAAGCGGAAGACCCAGTGCTTCAGTTGCAAAAGGCAGAGCTTGATATTGAAGCGTCTAAGGTACAGGCGAAAACGCAAACCGATATGGCAAGGATTGAGGCAGACTTGATGAAGGCTGCTGCTAAGGATGACCTTGAAAGAGACAAGCTGGCAGCGGATGAAAAGATTGAAGGTGCTAAGCTAGGGGTGAAGATTGCCGAGACCAATACCGAGCAGGAACTCGAAAGCAAAAAGATTGCCTCTAAGGATAAAGTGGAAGGGGCGAAGCTAGGCGTACAGATCGCAAAAGAAATGATGATCGACAAAAGAGAAAGAGATATTGAAGATATGATCGATAAGAGGGATACTACGCACGAAAAAATGATTGACGAAAGAGAGCGGGATGAGTGACTTTTTCTCTGAAAACGCGCTAAAAGTTTTAAACGAAAAGCTACGCCTTATTATGAATGAAACAGCCGACCATGTTAGCGGAGGTGGCTGTAAAGACATGGAAGAATATTCTAAGTGTTGCGGGATCATACAAGGACTCGCATTAGCTGAAAGAGAATTACTCGATCTGAACAAGCATATCGAGGAAACATAATCTCCGCATTAGGCGGTGCAGTGACTCTGGACACTATTCCAGTGCAAGGACAGACTAATGGCAGAAGCATTAGCAGAAGTAAATACGGTAGAAGTAGAGACCGCAGAAGAACCTCGAGCAGCTCATCAAATGCCTGAGCCTGCTGGCTACAAAATTTTGATTGGTCTACCCGAACCTGAAAAAGCAAGCGAAGGAGGTATTCTCAAAGCCCAAGAAACTCTTGCGGTTGAAGAGGTAGGCTCCATTGTTGGCTTCGTTATCAAGTTAGGCCCGGATGCTTATTCGGACAAGGCTCGATTTCCCAACGGAGCGTATTGCAAGGAAGGTGATTTCATTATTATGAGATCATACTCTGGCACACGCTTTAAGGTTCATGGTACAGAGTTTAGGCTTATCAACGATGACAGCGTAGAAGCTGTGATCGAAGACCCTAGAGGGGTGATGAAAGTATGAGCGAGAATGAGGTTGAAGAAACTTTAACGTCTACTGAAGACAAGTTCTTTGGTGTTAAGACGCAACACGGCCAAGCGGCTGAAAACTCTCCTTCTGAAGAAGAAGGTGCAACAGAACTGGAAGTGGAAGTCATTGACGATACTCCAGCAGAAGAAAAGAAACCGCAGAAGCGAAGCAGGGAACTAGCTGAGCCAGACGTTAAATACGATGACGGTTTCACAGACGATGAGCTAAAGGGATATAGCAAAAACGTACAAAAACGAATTAACCAGCTTAGAGCGGTTAATCACTCCGATAAGCGCAAGGTTGGGGAAGCTCAACGAATGCGTGATGAAGCGGTTAAGTTGGCTAAAGCACAGCAGCAAAAACTCAAAGAGTATGAGTCGCTGTTAGCAAAAGGCCAGTCTGCGATTAT